ACATGGAGTACATACCTCTTCATCTACTCCTAATAGTTGTCTATTTCTTGCATGACTAGTGGTATTTTTTTGTACCCATGTTTTATCATCATCCCAATGTTTAGTTCTGCCTTTTCTAGTATATTCATGCCAAGCTATAACTTCATTAGGGTAAAAGATATCATAACCATGTGTATAAGCTCTAACAGCTAAACTAATTTCTTCTCCATGAAAATAATAATTAGGATCATGAGGTACTTTAGTACAAAACTTACCTTCAGTAAATGCAAAATGTGCTGAAAAGAATCTACCTAACTGAGGTTTATCTTTATCATGCATTGTTTGTGGTAAAAAGAATATAGCTCCTTCTGGTATAAATCTATCAAATGCTAACTCCCATGGTTCATTTATTCTTTCTTCTGGATCGTTTTCTGGATTATAACTAGGAATATAAGCAGTTAATAAAGGATTATAACCTTCTTTTTTTAACTTGTTATACATTTTCTTAACCTTAGTATCCCAGTTCTTAACAAATCTATGGTGACTATCTAATTGTAAGGTATAAGTTTCTCCTTTGTATTCTTGTTGTATTCTATTTCTAGCCCAACAAGTACCTTTCGTTTCTGTATAATCAACATCTATAATAGTAAACCTTTTATCGTCTCTATACTTATCTATGTCTGAATTAAATTTATCTTCTTTACTATACTGAAAACAAATACATATGTGTAGGTTATCAGGTTGTTGTGCTTGTTTAAGTAAGTCATCTAAAGTAGGACCTAGTTCAGGGTCTCTATAAGATGCCATTTGTATAAAAATTGTTTCTTTACTTCTTGCCATAGGTATCCTCTATAAGGTTTTTTATTTCTTCAAAGACTGTATCTAGTCTTTCTTCAAACTCTTTCCAAGTTAACTCTCTATCCTCTTTATCTCTACTCATACTCTTCTTTATATATAATTATACACTTATTACCAATAAGGTAAGGAATTTTACTCAAAGAATCAACTATTTTCATATTTTTATGGAATCCGTACTAAACCCTATGTATTTGGTATATTATTCGGAAAAAGGTATATTTTATTTGGCGGTTTGGGATTTTCTTGCTATATTATAATATATAAATAAATGTTTAACCAAAAAGAATAATATGAATAAAGAAACAATACTAAATAAGTTAACTACTATAGAAGGTATAATTAAACAGTTAAAAGATAGTTTAGATAGTACTAAAGAAGTAGTTAATACAAATAAAGAAGTAAAGTTAGTTAGTAAAGATAGTAAGTTAATTAATAAGCTTATACAATTACAGAAAGCTAATAATAGTAATACTTCTTTCTTAGAAAACTTACTGAACAATGGTTATGATACGTTAACAATAGGTCAATACGACATCGTTGTTAAGATAGCAAACGATCATAATCTTAATGCAGATGAATACTAGAGAATGTACTAAGTGTAGTAAAGAGTTACCAATTGAAGACTTTTATACAATTATAAACAAAAGAACTTTAAAAAAGTATACTTATACCTACTGTAGAAAATGTCACTATAACAAGATGACTAAACATACCTCAGCTAAATGGAGGAAAGATAATCCTAAGAGATGGAATGTAATTGCTTACAAAGCTCAGAAAGATTATTGGAAGAGACAAAGAAAAGGAGTTTACTTACTTATTACTACTAAAGGTTTATATGTAGGAGCTTCAGATAAGATTACCTCTAGAGTATTACAACATAGGGGTAAACAACCAGGTAACGTTGGAGCAAAAGGTGCTAAAATAATAACTTGGTTTGTTTTAGAGGAACAAAAAGATAAAAGAAATAGGTTAGATGCAGAAAAAAAATGGATTAAAAGACTTAATCCTATGCTTAACCAAATACATACAACTAGATTTATACACTCTAGCAAAAAAAGTACTAACTAGTTATGCTGTTTATATAGTTATATGTACTTTTTAAAAGAAGGGGTAAAGACACTGTTACGGACGAAAAGGTTTTGTTAGTTTTTACCCTTTTTTATTTTATTTACAATACGTTGGAAGCACCATGCTCCTAAAGCTCCGAAGAACCCTAAAAGTACTGCCATTATTAAATCTTGAAAGTGTAAAAGTCCTATTGAACCAGAGGAAAAGAATCCTGCTAGTTGATATTCTTTGATAGAGTATTGCATATATATATATATATTAAGCTTTTTTAGCTTGTATTAGTTTATCTGAAAAGAAACCTTCTATGCTGAAACCCTTTACTGTTTTATTTTTTACTAACTCCCATATGTCTTCATTCTCTATTTGGTAAGTACCAACCCATGTTCCTTCTGGGAAATCAAAACCATAAGATCTAGACTTATCTTTCATACCATCTTCAACAATCCACGTTTCGGTCATAAAACCTTCTACCGGTTGGTTTGGATCATGCTCTAAATTCATTTTATCTAGTAATTTATTCTTCATCATCTTATCAGCTATCTGCTTGATTGTATTTTTAGAAAAATAAACGAAGTATTCATTACCTTCTTGATCATATCTTTTTATAAGCTTGTCTGGTACCATTAATGCACCAGTTACTCTCATTTGATCTGTGTCTAAAGCAAACTTATATGAATCGTTTTTACCTGTAATAGAGAAGCTCTCCTGAAAGATATTTTGCTTTGACTGTTCTTCTTTACGAATTTGTTTTAATTTTCTTTGAGCCCATGCTATGCCTGCATCTCCGCCCCAGCAATCCCACATTAATTTACCACACCCTTCACCATAAGGAGTATCTGAATTTCTTCTGTGTCTTTCAAATGCAGCCATTCTTGCTATAGTATCTTCTGAGATTGGCTCTCTTTTTGCTAATTGATTAGCTCTAGCTTTACCTACTGGTGTACCACAAGATCCCCAACCTTCTTTTTCTGCATATTTTAATGCTCTTTTTGCATTGTTTGTAGCTGCTTGAGGATAGTCTGTATAGCTTGCAAAGTTTTCTCTTTGTTCTGTATCTACATATATTCTTGCATCATTAGCCATACCTGCATGATTAATACAGTAGTAGTACAATTCTTTTGGAGTAGAGTCAGTTATTTGTAAGTATAACTTATCACCCATTATAGCTACACCTTTGTTAAATTCTTTTCCTCCACCCCAAGTACCGTCTTTAGTAAGACTGATTCTTATATCGTGTGTATCGTTAGTAGTATTACTTTGATCGAAACAATAGGTATTACCTGTAACTAAATGTAAATCTGGCGTTAACTCTCCATTCATAACATACTTATTACCATCTTCTGTTTTAACGACAGAGACGTCAAAGTGTAAATCATGGTTAGAATAAGATTCTGTTGTATGGTTGTCAAAATCTTCAAAGTTTTCTGACATTGCTTGTTTAATTAACTCAAAAGTTATTATGTCTTCTAAGTCTTGATTTTTGAATGCATAAAAATCTGATTCAATAGCTGGTTGTTCTACTAACGCTACAGCATCAAATCCTGATAATTTATCTAATTCGTCTATAAGTAATTCTACAATTTTCATATTATTAAATAGTTTTAGGACCCAAAGGTTCTCCTAGTTTGTATTTTTGCTTCAGCCTCACTAGCTGACCTTGTATCACCTGCTACCACATAAGCCTGTACCATAGGTTGTGCTGGACCTATATCAGGTGCTGTTGACATTTCTTGAGGTATTGCCGGAGCACTTGGAGGTGTAACCGCTACTCCTGCTGTCGTGCCTCCTGCAGCACTTACTGCATCTTTAACACTAGCTAATATACTCCCCACCTGCACTAAGTACGCTGCACCTAAAGCTACGTTTATTGGGAATGGAGCTGATGCTATAGTTTTAATTAAACCTGCATTAGCATCAACAGCTGCTCCTGTAGCTGCCATTTGTGCATCTATAGCCATTTTTTTAGCCTCTAAACCTATCTCTGAAATTATTATTGCTTGTCTAGCTATAAATGCTGCTTTTCCAATTGCAGTTTCTTGATTAGTAGCTCCTTCAATTATACTTAACAACTGTAACCTAGATTGTCTCCTTAATTCATCTAACTGTAAAGCTTTTTCTTGGTTATCCCTATACTTAGCCATTTGATCATCTAAATCCTCCATATCGTCTAAGAAATCAGTATCTACAAACTCAGGCATAAACTGGAAAGGATCTTCATCTTCACCACCATTCATTTGAGTAGTAAAAGCCTCTTGGAAACTCATTGCAGACTTTTTACCCTCTTCAGCCCAATAGTCACTAAACTCAGACGTAGCTTCTGCTAATTCATCTTCAAAAGCCCATTCAGCCTGTAATCTTTTTAATTCTTCCTGTCTAGTTAACTCATAAGCCTCAGCATCTTTTTTAGCTTGTTCTTCAATTCTTTCAGTTCTTCTAGTAATTACTCCTTCATTAAAATCTTCTTTTACACTTATACCACCTAACTGTTTACCGGCTTCTTTAAAATCTAATCTAAACAACGCTGCCATACCTGCAACTAATTTACCTGCAGTTTTAGCAATAGCTGTTGTTGCACCTGCAAAAAAGTCTTGAAATTTTACCCAAGCACCGCTTAAATCTAGTGTACCTAAACCAGCATCTTCTAAGACTTTACTAAATTTATCAAACTGAACTACAATTGCACCTATTACAGCTACTATTGCAGCTCCTGCCGCTATATAAGGGTTAAGTAAAGTTGCAGTATTAAACCCTAACTGAGCTCCTGTAGCAGCTTTAAAAGACTTACTTAACTGTCCATACCCTTCTGATATATCTTTTAAACCTATACCTAAAGCTATAGCTGAAGCAGCTTTTTTCTCAAACTCTCCAAATACCTCTGTCTCTATACCGAACATACCCATTACTCCCACTGCACCTTGTAATGCTCCAGAAAAAGCTTTGATAGCACCATCTGCAGCCATAAACTTATCCTCTGCAGTAAATCCTTCGATTTGCTTATTAACCTTAGCTAATTCCTTTTCAGTAGCCTGAGCTTGCTTTGAAAGATCTTTAAACGCTTGACTATTTCTATCAACCTGCTTTAACTCTTCGTTAATCTCACTTAACTGGTCTTCTAACTGCCCTAAAGTCTTACTTTGAACGTTAATGTCGATATTATATGTCTTAGTTGCCATACTATTAAATAGTTTTTAGTTTATATGTTATGGACATGCTGGACATATTGCCGGTCCTGAAAATTTAAATCCATTTACAAATGTGTAATATACACTTTGATCTTCACTTACGTATTTAGTTCCAGTCTGTAGTGTAGTACAACCAAATCCATCATACAGTTTAGTTGATGATGCTACCGTTGCTGCATCAAAGTAGCTTGTTCTAGGTGCTGTACAACAACCATCTGTTGTATTATTACCTTTAGTTACTACAATTCCATAACATGCTGCCGGTGAAGGTGTAACTGATACAGTCGGTGTAGGTGTTGGTGTAGTTCCTGGACTAGCCGTTACTGTTGGTGTCGGTGTTAAACTTGTCGATGGAGTTGGAGTTGGAGTAGGATTAGCTGACTCACAAGCTGTACAACCTGCATAGAAGTTTATATAGTCAAATGAATTTTCTGGTGCTAATGCATCATCTACTTCATAACAACCATCTGGCATTAATACTGAATCTCCTGGTGCTGCACCTCCATTTGGTGATCTCATTCTATCATACCCTCCTCCTGCACTACCACAATTAGTTAAAGTATAGTAAGTAAATGTTGATGAAGGTGTAACTGTTGGTGTTACCGATATCGTTGGTGTAACTGATGGTGTAATACTTATAGTAGGAGTTATACTCGGTGTTACACTTATTGTCGGTGTTATACTTATCGTAGGTGTTACAGATGGTGTCACACTTATCGTAGGAGTTGGTGTTGGAGTAACACAAGGTCCAATTAAAGTAATAGTTCCATTACCACTTGTTAATACAGGTCCAGAACCTAAAGCACAAACTGGTATTGAATCTCCATCTGGTACACTTTCTGTTTGTGGGTTACTATCACAATCAGTATAGCTAAAGTTACCTCCTCCTGAGCCTCCTTCTAACTCCCATTCGTTACAACCAGAAGCTGCTGGAGTACTTGATGGAGTAGGTGTAGGTGTTGGTGTTGGATTTATTGACGTACATTCATCACAATCTACATAAGCAGTAATATAATCTTCATCACTAAATGCCACTGTAGTTTCTTCTATTGTATAACATCCATCAGGCATTAATATTGAGTCATTTGGTCCCACCCCACTACCAAACGTTACTCTAACATCAGTATATGCACCACCACAACCAGAAGCTGGACAACAAGTTATCTCATAGTAACTATATCCAGTAGATGGAGTTACCGTTGGTGTAGGTGTATTAGTAGGTGTCACACTATTAGTTGGTGTAATAGTAGGTGTTACTGTTGGAGTTGGTGTTACCGTTGCACCAGGTGACGTAGTAACCGTAGGTGTTGGAGTAGGTGTTGGTGTTGCACTTGCTCCTGGACTTGCAGTTACCGTAGGCGTTGGTGTAGGCGTTACAGTTACTGTCGGTGTAGGAGTATTAGTTGCTGTTGGCGATGGAGTTAATCCTGGACTTGCTGTAACAGTAGGTGTAGGTGATGGGCTTATTACCGGTACTGAAACAGGTACTTGAGCATTAACATAAGCAGGATAAAGTTTTAACAACTCTACTGTTGCTATATCATCGTCTGTTAAGTTAAACCCTTTTATTTTATTTATTCTGTACTGATTATCTTTTATAAAGATTATATCGTTTAACTTTATACTTCTATATTCGTTTTGTTCGAACTTAACATCTAGTGTTACCTTTCTACCATCTTCCCAGTATAAACTATCTATGTAAGTTTTCCAGTTATCATCAAATTGAGATATAGAACCAGATTCGTTATTACCTAAAGGTATATAAGAAGTATAGGTAGTATTAAAGTGTAAATTTTTTGTAGTACTTGTAGCAGGTAAATTATTTACGTTAGATAAGGTAAAATAATCACCACTAACAGGTATGTTAGATGCCGGTGTACCTATATAAATTGTACCTGGTAAAGGACTACTTAACTTGTATCCTATTCTTGGTTTAAACTTAAATGCTTCTTGTTCTGAATTTTCAAATTTGTATAAATGAGGAAAAAAGAAACTATTTTGTGAATCAAATACTAAATTAGCACTACCACTTCGTGTCTGTGAAGCTAATACTGTAGGTCCAAAATAACTTCCTACTTCTTCTTCTCCTTGACTAATAGTATTATCAGCAATAACCTCTAAAGTACCATATTGGTAATTAGGGTCACTATCTAAAGCTAACTTACTAATTCTATCTTCATCTTCTTCGTAGTCAAATAATAATTTTTTAGGTTGTTCAATTACTGGATGAGTTATTGACTTTCTTGCAGAAGTATCCCATTTCTGAGTCCAATCTACTTGTGTACCTGAAAGAAACCAATCATCAAACGTATGAATCTCTAATTGAGTCTTACTTCCTTCTACAGGTATAATAACTAAGTTAAATAAATCTATAATACCTTTTAGTACATCTAAAGTTTTAGTTAAAGGTTCCCATTGCTGTGACATATCTACTGTAGCACCTTGAAAACTAATAGGAGCTTGACCTGCACTAAAGAAACTAGTAAATCCATTATCTGAACCAAATACAATGTAGTCATCTGATATAGTATCTGTACCGCTTACAAGGTTTAAAACAAAGCTTACCTCTAAAGTATCAGCAGCACTAAGAGTCTGGTTAGTAAATGAAACAGATAAACTACCAGTTAAAGGATCGTTTCTATCTACTTCAACTTGATCTATTGCTACCTGACTACCGTTTTTCTTAATTATTAACTGCTCTCTTACTACCGTATCTGACCCATAATCTCTTGAATAATTTATAGTACTATTAAAACTATATGTACCATTAGCAGGAACAGTATAAGTAGGTGTAGAATAATTGCTACCAGGGTCGCTTATTTCATCTTGAAAAGCAATTGTAGCAGATGTTGTTGGAGTACCTGTACTTGGAGAAGAAACTATTTGTAAAAATGTTTTTCTAGCTTCAAAAGTATTTTGAACTCCTGCCCCTACTCCTAATTCATCTTTAGGTTTAGGTAAAATGTATAAGTCATCAAACCCTTCAGTATGTTGAAAACTACCTGTATAGGTAAATCCTACTTGATCAAATATTACATCAAGAGTATCTTTTAAACTTATTGCTGGTAAGAATTGAGCAAGGTTTAAAGGTGTTAAACTAGAGCTTATATTTTCAAACTGAACTCTTGGGTAGAGTATATTAGCTTGATCAGGATCGTCAAACCCATAATCTACTATAGGGTAAAAAATAGAAGAACTATATGACCCTGTTAAAGGTCCTTCATTAGCCCAACTACCTGTTATATTGTTTGCTGTTAATGTATGGTTATATGCTGACCAATCAGCATCTTTAATATCTAAACCATCTATAGCTGTATTGAACTGTACAGACGTATCATAAACCTGTACTTTATAAGTTATGTATCCATCTTCATTGGTTACAATTTCATTTAACTGTAACTCTCCTTCTAAGAGTGTCTCTCCTAAGTATAAAACGTATGCATCTATAGTATTATAAAAAGCAGGTACATCATCTGCTCCTACGTTATATGCATGTTTAAAAAATCTATTGTTTTTTCTACTACCTGGTAAGTCAAAGGTTTGAGAACCTACACCATATACTGCTCCAATCTTAGAGTTATCTACTTTTGAAATATCAACTCGTAAAGGTATATCCTGATTTATGTCTAAATCATAGGTTGTACCATCATAGACTACTCTAAGTATAACATCCATTATCTACCGTTTCTTTGATTTGCATATCTAAACGTTATATCATACATAAACGTTTTTTGATCTTTTCTACCTGTATTCTGTACATAAGAAGCATTAGTTATGACAATAGGTTTAAAAACTGTGTTGTCTGGTGATACAGCTAAATATACTTCATCTGATTCTACCATTTGTGTTAACCACACTGCTGCTTCTTTACTTAACCAATCAGTAGATATAGTTAAATTATCAGTTAAGTTAGTATTATAATTTGTTTCTCCTCTTCTTTCTACATCATAAGCACCTTGGTTAGAATAATCTACAAAAGACTGATTATAGTTTTGTCTATCAACACTTGTGTTACCTCTTACAGGTAAAGCAGTTGAGAAGTTTTCATACATACCGTATTTGTTAATAAACATAAAGTTATATACAGGGTAATTACAAGCCGTTTGAAACTCTCTACTTATAGATTGACCGTTAAAGCTAATTGTAAGAGTTTGTCCATCCGATGGGTTGATGTAGGGTCCCATAGAGTAAAACTCACCACTTGCTACAGATTCATAATCAGTACTACCATATCCCGACCCTGTAATAAGTAAGGTTCCACCGGTACCATTGTATACTGGTACTCTCCATTTTGCACCTACATATTCAGTAACGCCATCAGGTCTATCTGATAATATAACACCAGAACCTGAATCTAACCAGTTAAAAGATGTTCCATTGTTAGGGTCTATTTGTCCTGGAAATACTTCTATAACATCTGTTTGGATAGAAGCAGTAACAGCTAAACTAGACGAAGATGAAGTACCGTACTCTTCGCCAAACTCTACACTAAACGTTCTAACATGATCAGCAGGTACAACATAAGAACTACCAAAGTTATTATAGTAACCTAAGTTATCGTTAAAGATTCTAGATGGATCAAAAACTGCTTCGTTTAATGGATTAGGAAATTGTCTAATACGAGCTAATCTATCAGCACTACCTGATGGATAAACATCCATTATGTAATTGTATTGAGGGTTGGTAGCATTACTACTACTAACATTATATACTAGGCTTGTGTAAGTAGCATTAGGTGTTGTTGGTTGAGTTTTAATTGTATAAGCCATTATCCTATTTTTCTAAATTTATTGAACACTTGATCAAACTCTACTACTACTTCTTTGTAGATTTCTTCTGGTAAAGCTTCTTCCATTTCTTCAAATGTTTTATCTGCTGATGGGTTAATAAATCCATCTGGTTGTGGATTAGGTGGAACTTTTGTACCTTTTTTACCAAAAGCACGATGTCCACTATCTACGAATTGTCCATAACCTTCCATAGTTATTACTGGAGCTGGTCTGGCTACACTTTTAATTGATCTTTTAAGAGTACCTGTTCTTACAGGAACTATTGATTGCATGTTTTTAACCCATGTCTTAGCAAATCTCTGTAATCCTTTTTGTATACTCATTAGGAAGGAAAATCACAATAATCCCATTTCCATGGAGTTAGTACGTCTATATTAGCTACCCAACCAAACACTCTATCTTGAAACGCCTCATTGACTGGTGTTAAAGCAGTCATGTCGATGTTATATATTTGTTGTCTGTTAGCTGGACCTTGAACAAAATATGATACTAAGTCATAGATATACATCTCAGTCTTAGATAATGTTTCTACTGGCGACTCATCTGATAGTTTAGGTACATCCATTGAATATAATTCAAATGTTAAACCTCTCATCTTATCTACCACACCCTGACTTACAATTGGTCTTAAATAGACATAAGGGTATTTCTTATTTACTGCATTGGCATCTAAAAAATCTATAGTACCAGTATCAAAAGAATTTATAGCTTCATGAGCAGTACATGCATCAGAAAACTGATTGATTATCTCTTGATAGGTTAGATTATGTAGACGATTGGGTGAGTATAGTGCCATTACTTGTCGTTGTTAACTTCTCTTTTAGCACTTACTTGGCTTCTAGATCTTTTTTTGTTAGACTTCTTTTTAGGTTTAATAACTTTAGTATCTTTTTTATTTTGCATAAATAAGTATACTGATAAACCTATTACAAGTACTATAATAATTATTTCCATTATTCTTGATTTAATATTTTTTCTACTATATCTTTTTGTATCTCTAGTCTTGCTGCAATACGATTTGTATCAAACCCTTTTGCTCTTAAGTCTAAGATCATCTCTCTCTCTATTTCATCTTTGACTGGTAATATTATATCATCTGTCATTTCTTTTATGTTAGAGACTAATTCTTTTTCTATAGTATTTTTTTTCTTATTTGCCATATTATCTAATTTTTTGTCTTGACATTGCTATTCTTTCTTTTCTTTGGTTAACTTCATCGATGTCTTTCTGTATTTCTAAATAGTTTAACACCGTAATAAAGTTAACGTCTGTTACACACTTATCTCCTGTGATTGATAAGATACCGGTTTCAGATAATCTATGAATGGTTGCCCACCATCCCCAGTGAGTGTTGAAAGCAGATCTTTCATCGATAGTTGCAGAAGGGTCTCCATCTTCTTGCTTATCGTTCGTTTCGAAGAGGCTGTACCTGCCGAGTACATGCTTGCTACTGTCAAAAAAAAACCAATAGCTCCTAATAAGATATGAGAAGGAAAGTCTTTCATTTCTTCCCATCGGTCTTGTACTTTCTCTGAATCGTATGTTTCTATGTTGTAGTATTCAAAAGGATTTTCTACTCCTTGTTTTAAAGCAGTTCTAATTCCTTGATTGACTATAAACTCTAACGATTTGAATTTATTTTTTACTACCGGGCGGTATAATAATGCTGCTATCTTATGTAAATTATTACCAAGGTCTTTGCAGTATTCTTCCATATCTACGAAACAACCAAGGTTCATTTTATGGATATCGGAATAACCATATAGAGTGCCGTTATATTCAACTAGTGCATGAAACGATTCTTTAGGTAAAGCTAATTGCTGTAAGTCTTTATATATCTCTTGAATTAATCGAGTAGGATAAAGCTTAACATCTTTTTCTTCTATTTTTAGTAATGCAGCTACCGTAGTGACTAGCTTACTAATATCAGTACCTTCATTCTTAGACACTTTGGTATACATGTCTAGAGTTAAGTAGTCTGGTAATGAAATATTAAATTTTTTCTTCATATTTTATAAATAGGACAGGAAAGTCGGGAAGTTACACCTGTAAAATACTTGTTAAAATAGTTGGTAAATCGATAAAAAGTTCTTATCTTTATAGTATATAAGTTTAATAATAATAAAATAATAATAATAATGGAAAAATTAAGTAATGAAACAGTACAAAAGTTAACTAACCAATTAGATAACCTTAACTTTAATATAGAACAACTAAACGACTCTCTTAACAGAAAAGATGACTTTAGTAATTGGAGTTATGCTGAGATCTTTGGATCTATTGCTAGTAGTTTGATTAAGATGAACTCTATTGAGAATAACAAACTGAATCAACAAAAGTAAAACAAACCTTACAAGCATCTGATAACCCGGTAGATTGATCATCGAAAGGCAGGTGCTTTTTTTATTTAGTCAAGTAAAGTAGGCACGCGAATATATGAGTAAAAGAAATGGATTTGTTTATAAGTTAACCAATAACCTTAATGGTAAAATGTATGTAGGTAGTACCGTACGTACTCCTAGACTGTTTAAGTGGTATTATGGAGGAGGTATAGTTATTAATCAAGCTATAAAGAGAAACGGAAGATCAAATTTTTCTAAAGAAGCACTTTATTACGGTCCAGATTATAGAGAATTAGAAGAATTCATTTTACATGAATTAGATGCAGTAAACAACCCTAACTACTATAACATTACCAATAATGCTAGAGGAGGTTATAATGCTGCTGCTTACACTAAAGAGGCAAGAGCTAAACAAGCTAAAGCTCACTCTAAGACTATGAAAGGTAGAAGATTAAAGCATTTTGAAAAACCCACTATACAGATGGATCTTCAAGGTAATGTAATCAATACTTTTTATTCGTTAAATGAAGCATCACGGCAGACTGGAGTTAAACCTGATAATATATGTGCTTATATTAGACAAAGACCTAAAAGAAACCATGCAGGAGGGTTTTTATGGGCTTATACTACTTAGGTAATACATTAAACGGTTTTTTATACTCTCTTACATATGGTGGTTGAACATTTATTTTATTACGTTTAATGAATTGATTACGTGAATAATTGGCAAGCATCAATGAATCAATATGATCATCTTTTTGTCCAGTAGAGTGTGTAAATGATAGTTTTCCAGTCTGAGATAGTTTATAGGTATAGGTAGAAAACTCTTTATGTAACTGAGGCAGTAACTCTCTTGAAGGTAATTCTATAGACATAGTCTCTATATCATGAATTA